TTTGATGGAGTAAATTATGTCACTACCTAAACTTGATAAACCCGTGTTTTCTATTCTAATTCCTTCAAAAAACATTGAAGCATATTTTCGCCCGTTCACTGTGAAGGAAGAAAAGATTCTTCTAATCGGACAACAGAGCGAAAAAGAAAGAGACATCATTACAGCAATTAAACAAGTTATTCAAAACTGTCATCAAGGTAAAGATTCCTTTGATGTAGAAAAATTGGCTACATTTGATCTTGAATATCTTTTCCTAAAACTAAGATCACTGTCCGTAAACAACGTCATTACTGTCTCATATAAAGACAACGAAGATGAAAAGATTTATGACTTTCAGATTGATCTTGATGATGTAATTGTAAGGAATGCCGATAAGATTATTTCTAACAAAATTGCAATTACTGATACTGTTGGCATCATCATGACTTATCCTTCAGTAAAGGTTCTTGAAGACACACCTGAAGATAGCACACTTACTGAACTTACTGAATACCTCATTCGTTCATGTATTGAATCAATCTATGATGAAACTCTAGTGTATCCCGCAAGTGATTATACTACTGAAGAATTAGAAGAATGGCTTGACGATCTAAGTGTTGAAGCCTTTGAAAAGATTAAAGACTTCTTTGATAACATTCCACAGATGTACTATAAGATTGAATATAAAAACTCATTAGGGACAGAACGCAAAATCGAACTGACCACGTTAAACGATTTTTTTACTTGGCGTTGAGTCATAACACCCTAGCTAATTACTACACTACAATTTTTGCTATGGCTCAACATCATAAATATTCAATTACTGAAATAGAAGATATGATGCCCTTTGAACGTGATCTTTATATTGATCTTCTTTTGTCATTTTTAGATAAACAAAAAGAAAAGTTGGCAGAGGATTCGTAAGTTTAAATGAAACTTCCTAATATCAAGGGTGTGAAATCTCCGATTGTTAGATCAGGAAATAGTAAAAAGTCTGGAGTCGTACCGACTACGGAACGAAGAGCCGCAGCACAAAAGCGGCTCGAATCCATGAATCCGGACACAAGAAAAAAATTATCCAAAAATGTCACAAAGAGCAAGTCAAAAGCTTTTGCTAGAGAATTTTTAAAACAGTATGGTCTTAATGAATCGAACCTAGGTAAAACAAAACTTTTTACTGAAACTCTTGGCATTTTTAAACCACAGTTACGAAATACAAGTTCGGAATCAAGTATACCATTACCATCATTAGACAGACCCACAAGAGTTTCTAATGATAATAATCCCACAATTTCATCTTTACAAAAACAATTTAAGATTGTAGCTGAACAGTTAAAACTTCTTGAATCTATTTCTCGGCATCAGCAAGATAATAAAGCTCTAGAGATTCAGAATAATAACCGTAAAAATCAAGAATCTATATTAGAAAAAAATGCTACATTACAAAGCGGTCAAAATGTAGGTTCCTCTGATTTAGAACCTTTAAATGATCAAATTGCAAAGCTTTCAAGTTCTATAAGTTCATTAATAGATATTTTAGAGGATAAGCAAAAGGAAGCTAATCCAAACCAAAATGATGATGAAGATAAACAAGGTTTTTGGGATAATATTAAAGACGCGTATCTTGGTCCGGATAGAAAATCAAAACGAGTTAGAAAAAGTAGACAAGCAGGATCAAAGTCACAATTAGATGCAATAGAAAAAATAGCAGCCAATGATAATGAATTAGCATCCGTTGCTAAAAGAGGTAATAAAGGTAAAGTTGCTGATGTAATTGGTCGAGGTGCCAGAAAGGGAGGAGAACTGGCAGCTAAGTTAGGTGGTAATACCACAAAGGCAATTGAAAGGCTTGCCACACCTATCATTGCAAAAGGTCTAGGCAAAACTGTTATTAAGTCAATTCCTATTGTTGGTGCTGTTGCTGGTCTAGGGTTTGCCGTAGGCAGATTACTCCAGGGTGACGTTGTTGGAGCTGGATTGGATGCGGTTTCAGGTCTTGGAGGTCCATTAACTGCAGTTCCCGCTTTAATTGCAAGTACAGCAAGAGACATATACTCATCTGTGTATGGAGTTCAACCTGAAGAAGATCCTAACGCATCAGAGCGAATGTCTGAAGTGACATCAGTAGTTAAAGGTATTGTCTCCAAATTTCTTTCACAAAGCATAGAAAAGAAACCTCCAACACAAAAAGACTCAACTGGTTCTGGATCACAAAGTCAAGCAAAACCAGAAATGAATAAAACCGATGCTGGCGCTACTGGCGGCGGTGGAGGAGGTGGTGCAACTGGAGATGGCGGCGGTGGAGGAGGTGGTGGCTTTGCTGGTGGCGGCGGTGGTGCAACTGGAGACTTTTCAGAAGATGGTAAATCTACTGAAGGTTCTAAAAATTCACAAAGTAGTTCTCTTTCTAAAGTATCAAAAGGTACTATTTGGCAAGGAAAAGATAAAGATGGATTGACTACCTTTGTAAATAAGACAAATGATCCTAATACAGGAAAGGACAAATTTGAAACTTGGACAAGTGCAGATTCAACACATTATACAATAGATGAAGAACAAGCAATAACTCAAATTAACAGTCGTAAATTAAAATCAACAAATAATCCTGAAGCAAATAGCATTATTGATAGTCTAAATCAATCTAAGTCTAATAAAAAGACTGAAATGGCTGCTCAGTCTTCTTCAGATAAACCCGCCGAAATGGTTAAATCTGCTCAGTCTTCTTTAGATAAACCTACTGAAATGATTTCACCTGAACAAAGAAAAGATTTAAATGCTGCTTTTGATGCTCAATTTTCTTCTGGTGTTAAAAAAGATGCATCAACATTAGTTCAAAAATCCGAACAAACCAAAGAAATGGCTAAACCAAGAATATACAATTCGAGTACGGTATCTACATTACCTAGCCCACAAAGTGTATTAACCAGTAAAGGAACTGCAAGTGTTGGAAATGTTCCAGACCCTACATATCCTCTCACTGGAACATTATTTGATCAATTGTATTTTCTTTAAGGATCTATTATGTTAGCACAACTTAAACAATATGATGAAGAAGAACTTGAGTCAATCTATTCTAAGGGTTCATTGTTTTCAGATAATAAGCAAATTAAAGAAATTTCAAATGTTGTTACTCAACAACGAAATGCATTAACTGCAATAGTCACATATAATAACAACATACTCAAGATTGCCGACTCCGTTAAACTTGGATCAAATCTGAATAAAAAAGAAAAAATACTTGAAAGTTCAAATAATTTAATTTCTAATGATAATGATAACAATCAAGTCATTTCTAATAATCTAATTTCATCATTACAAAATCTTACTACGTTGATTGATGAATTAGGTGAAAAATTAAAGATGACTGATTTATCATCTACTAAATCAGTAAATACAGCGAAGAGCATGGATTCTAGCGGTATGAAATTAGGATCGACCGGTAAAGCTTTAGCTGTTGCTGGAATTGCTATAGCAGGTATTTCTATTTTATCTAAGCCTAAACCACCAAGAGTAGATCAAGCCTCAGAAAAATTATCAAAAACTGCGACAAGTGCCGTTAAATCAGCTGAAAGTAGATCTGAATCTATTAAGATTTCTGAAAATAGTTTCTCTAATCAGTTTGCTAGTTTTATAGGAAATATGGTTAAAACTGGTTTAATTGGTGGCGTTGTGGGTGCAATAGGTGGCGCCATTGGAAGTATGATGGGTGATGGTACTGTTGCGGGAGACGATGGACAAAACCAACAAGCCGGAAAGGCACCCACCGACGGAAATGCCGCATTAATCTATAATGCGGCTAAGGAAGCAGGATATGATAATAATTTTTCTGCAGCATTTGTTGCATTGGCAAACAAGGAATCGGGCTTGAAGCCAAAACCTGAGAATCTGAATTATAGTGCAAAAAGAATACAAGAAGTTTGGCCAAAAAAGCCAGGCGCTGTAGCATATGCAGGCAATCCTCAAGGATTAGCTAATTATGTATATGGTAGAGTAAATGGTAACCGAGGTGGAAATGATGGTTGGACTTATCGTGGTAGAGGATTTGTCCAATTAACAGGTAGAGGAAATTATGATCGTATAGGAAAAAGTATAGGATTGGATTTAGTTAATAATCCAGATTTACTATTGCAACCTGGACCAGCTGCAAAATCACTTATTGCATATATGCAAAGTAATCATGTTTTAAAAGGAAGAAAATCAGCAAATTCACTTGGTGAGGCAACAAGATTAGCAACTGATGCTGCTGGTGGACGCTCTGGATTTAGTAATACTGAATACGGAAGAGAAAATCTACGTAGAGTTAATGAGTATGCATTTAGTCATAGTGTTGAACAAATGTCAAACCCTCAAACAGATTCTCAAGAATCATCTTCTAGTAAAAATCTTGGAACATCTGAAGCGCCAAAAGGAACTATCTGGAAAGGTAAAGATGAAAAAGATGGGCTCATGACATTTGTTAGCAAAACTAATGATCCAAGTACAGGCAAAGTAAAGTATGAAACTTGGACAAGTGCAGATTCAACACACCATCCAATAAGTGAAGAGCAAGCAAATACGCAAATTCAAAGTAGAAAATTAAAATCTAATAATACTAAACCACAGAAACCACAGAAAGTACAGAGCGGTTCAAAACAATCAAATACAAAGTCCGAGGATATGTCTTCATTTAATCTACCATCTGCTTCATCTTCAGGTGGTATAGTAGCTCTAGGCCACGCGCTTGAAAAACTGGGCTTTAGAGTTGGTGAACATCCAGCTTTTGGTGGAATTAAAGGTCGCCACTCAGCAACTGGAGGTCATTATACTCAAGATTCTATCGATGTTAATGTTAGCACGGGTATAAATGAGGCAACTGATCCAAAATGGGGTCCAATTTTTGACAAATTAGCTACTGCAGGTAAACAAGCAGGATATCATACACTTTGGAGAGTTAAAGATCATCAAGATCATATTCACTTCCAATATTCTGGTAGCATGGGCAAAAATAGTAAAATAGGTGGTAATAAAAAGGAAGCGATACAGCAAGCTTCTGCACCAAGATCTCAAGCTTTACCAAAAGCATCTACACAGGTTGCCATCCAGAATGCCAGACAAAAACAGATGGCTCCTACTATCATAGCAAAAAATAATATAATCAGACAACAGGTTAAAGCACCTATTGTTCTTTCACAGGCTTCAGGTAAAACAAACCATGTAAGAAAGCCTATGGAACATTTTGCCTATTTGGTAGGCTAATAAAAAGGGGAGCCGAAGCTCCCCTAGTTAATCAATCATCATCTTCGGTAAGTGATCGGAAGAAGGCAAGATCGTCTTCATCCTCATCACCAGAAGAAGGTGTAGCCGTTTCTGCAAACTTAGGTGCAGAGACAGCCTTAGGTTCCCATGCAGGAGCTTCCTCAGCAGGGGCACGCGCCGCAGCTGCGGGCGGTGTGGTTCTACCAAGAGCCTTGTCGAGACGAGCCTTGAGTTCGTCATAAGTCTTGAAGTTCTTACGATCTAGAAGAGCCTGAAGGGAATGTTCCTTCTTGTAGATTGCCTCTAGTTCATCATCATTTTCACTGAGTGGACCAGCCGAATCAAATTCAGACTTGTCATAGTTTGGATAACCTTCGAGCTTACGGATCTTGAGCTTGAAGTTAGCACCAGTCCAAAGGTCGAATGGATTGATTGGTGCTTCATCCTCAAACTGAGGATTCATTAGATCGTTGAGCTTGTCAAAGATCTTTTTACCATACTTGAAGAGAAAAACCTTACCTTCGTTCTCTGGGTTAGCAGGATCCTTAACGATATAGACATTGGAGTAGTAAGAGAGGCGACGCTTCTGCTTACGTGCAATTTCCTTATCGGAATCAAGACCTGAATTCCAGAGTTGTGAGTTTAGTTCGCCTACTGGATCATTTTCACCAAATGTAGTGAGTGACTTTTCAATGTACCAACCGCCGGTACCCTGGAATCCGTGATCCCAAATACGAGCAAATGGGACATCCTCATTTGCTGGGGCTGGTAGGAAACGAATAACTGCATAACCGTTACCTGCCTTATCGGTAGCAGGCTTCCAGAGATTTGTAATCTCGCCACGGTCTTGGTTATTGGAGTTGAGCTTATTTAGCTCCTTGTTGAGCTTCTCAAAGTTAGAGCTCGAATTACGCTTTAGATCTGCAAATGACATAGTA